CACTGCTTCGTCGGGCGCCAAGATCACCCAGCTTCTGGGTGGCGAGAACTGATCCGCCGGAAATCCCGGTGGATTTCGAGACGGAGGAAGCTGAAGATGCTTCCTCACCTAATCACGCGTTGTTCTGCGAGATTGTCTCCAGTTCCATTGGCGTTAGTTGTGTTGCTCAACTTTTTGTCGCAGCTTTGCTGGGACTACCGTTGAGTGAAGCTGCTCTTGACAAATTCCTAGAAAATTGGGAAAAAGATCAAGAGTAGAAGAGGATCAAAACGGCTTTGGATCTACTAGCCCCCTATTGAAGGAGGTAGAGATGAAAAGCCTAAAAATTCTCTGGCGAGCAGCTGCCGATGAATTGGCAGCATTGTGTTGCACCAGTGCCACTCTCGATTACAAAAAACTCGAGAGTCGTGTCGAAAACGAGGGATTGTCTTTCCTGACAATCACCCTTCCATCATATGCCAAGGACTTCGAAAGATGTCTGGAAGCAGAGATGGTTGACTCCAATGCCTTCGCTGGTTTCCAGCGGAAACAAGGGCCCCTCCCATTATTTCTGGGCGGTTTCCTGAGTCAAGTTTTCGATTCATCAACTGGTCGGTTGCTCGATGCACCTAGTATAGATTGCATCTTCGCTATACGTCAGCTTACGCTGATGTATAAGAAGATTCTCCTACCTTGCACTCCTGCAAGGGAAAGAGACGCTATACGGAAGTACATCGAGTGTGAGAAGGAACTTGAAAACGCAGTCGAGTTAGATCCTGAAGAGGTTAACCGCTTCAGAAGGATCGCTGCGCTTCTGTTCCAGGACGTCTTTAGTGAACTGGAAAACCAGATCTACAAAGACATGCTCGTGCCTAAGCACGGTCCTGGAGTCACGGCGGACAGACTTCTTGGAAACTCGAAGTTTGACCAACGTGAATGGCCTGAGAGGTTGGAATCGGTCTTTGCCTATGGCGATTTCGCGATTCCAAGCTGGCGTCATTTCGACGCTAGTGTATCCTCTGGGCTCAAGTTCCTCGAACCCGGGCAAGAACGACCTGTAGAGGTTATTCTTGTTCCTAAGACGCTCAAAACACCGAGGATCATCGCCATCGAGCCCACCTGCATGCAATACATGCAGCAAGCTGTAGCGACAAGCCTCGTTGAACTCCTCGAAGTCAAACGTTTCGGCTCTTGCAGCCGAGCGAATGTCGTAGAGGGTCAGATCGGCTTTACAGAGCAGGTGCCAAATCGGCTCCTCGCTCAAGAAGGCTCCCTTTCG